CCAGTAACATTACCTGTTAAGTTACCCGTAACGTTGCCTGTAACACCACCCGTAACATCACCTGTTAGGTCTCCAGTTACATCACCTGTAACATCCCCTGTAAGATTTCCTGTAACATTACCTGTCACATTACCTGTTAAGTTACCCGCAACGTTACCTGTCACACCGCCTGTTAGGTTTCCTGTAGTATTGCCTGTAACGTTTCCTGTAACATTGCCAGTTAAGTTACCTGTCACATTTCCTGTGACATCACCTGTGACATCACCTGTAACATCTCCTGTAACATCGCCAGTTAAATCACCTGTAACATTACCTGTCACATTACCTGTAAGATTTCCTGTAGTATTACCTGTAACATCACCCGTTAGATTACCTGTAACGTTTCCTGTAACAGCGCCTGTTAGGTTACCTGTAACATTACCTACAACGCCACCTGTTGCTGTTGTAACACCTGTTATACCTAGTGTACCTGCTACTGTAGCGTTCTCATCTACGGTAAGAGTATCCACATTTGCAGTACCATCTAGCCATAAGTTATTCCATTGTTGTGTAGAAGTACCTAGACTAAAATTACCTGTTACCTCTGGTACTATATTACTGTTTACATCTGCTTGAAAGTCTATGGTATCTGTAGCTGCATTACCGAAAGTAAGATTACCAGAGATAGTAGTATTACCTGTAACACTAAGGTTACCACCTACAGAGACATTACCTGTGGTTGTGACAGTAGCACTATTAACATCGCCAGTAAAAAAGCCGTCTTTAAATCTAACGCTTGTAGTTCCTACATCTAATGTATTTGTTACCTTAGGTGTAATACCTGTAGACGAAACAATCAAATCTTGTGCAGGTCCTACTTTATTAATAGGTGCACCTTCACCTGTTGATCCATCGTGCTTGTGTCCTGAGGATGCGTTAAACCCTGCTTCAAGAGCATTGTATTCTGCATCAAAGTCATCAGCATCAATAACGTTTCCGTTAGCAATGTTGTTACCAGTGTCTTGACGTGTATAACCTGCCATAATTTAGTCCTTACTGTCTATCGTTTTGTCTATACTCTAACAGGGCTGTGTCTAGAGTGAATGTGGGATTAGTAGAGTTATCCTCTACACGTAGTGCTATAGTCTTACCTGACCCGATAAGATTAGTGTTATATACTACGTCTAGTTCACCGCCGAAGGTGGCGCTGTTAAATACGGAGCTAGATGAGCCAAACAAGAATACTGCTGTTCCTGTGCTCTCCACTCTCTGAGTAACAGGCTGTATAGTAGAGGTACTATTTTTAGTATCGAAGTCATACTTAATGTTCAGTCCTAAATCCATAGGTCCAGTAGGTTTAGCATACAGAGTAATCTTATAAAAAGTCTTACGTAGTTGCGGATCAGACAGAGGCATAAAAGGGGACTCATATAGAGCATCTATATCGTCACCATCAAAGCTAGATCCCGTATCCATTATATAGACATAACCATCACTATTAGCAAAAGCAATAGTTTCTGCTGTACCTGAGTAACGACTATCAGCTATATTAGCTTTAATACCAAATGTAGTAGACCAACTCATACCAGAAGAACCTTGAGATATAAGTTTAGTAGCTATCAAACCTTTAGCAACTTCTCTTTGTTCTGATTCAACATAAGCAAAGATTCTATATTGTGCTTTCTCACGTAGTATGACTGACGTAAAATTAGAGCTAGTAGAAAGAAACTTAACAGAATCTTTAGCTATAGGATCTGATGCAATATCTAAACCAAAGTCACCTATACGATCAGTAGCACTTAGTAGTCTAATACCATCAGCGGCAAGATACATAATATCACCACCTACCTCTTGTATAGTATCCCCATTTATACAACCCATCTGGCTTGCGATAGGTGATACCTGAAAGTCAGATGATGTACTACCCGTTAATCTTTTTATGCTATCTGCGGTAAAAATAATAAGTTGATCACGGAATACAGCTAAACCTGTTACATCAGAAGCAGCACTTATAGAACCTGCACCATCTCCTGCTGCGAAGTTATCAACAGTAGAAGGGGCGGTAAAAAATACATTATTACCTTTTGCATAGAACGCTGTATCTTTAAACACTACTACATGTGAAGCTCCTAGTACATCTGTACTACTAGTTAGCGCTGTAAGAGAGTTACCAGAAGTATTGTAATTAGCAGGGTAGTTAACCCCATCAACAAACAAAACCTTGTCGTCACCGTCTAGGTTGTAAAGAGCGCTACGAGCCTTAGACCCTAACAAAGGCCTAGCACCCATAGAGGTCCATGTACTTCCTGTACCGTAGTAGTATTCGGTTACATTACTAGTATTCTTTCTTGCAGTTACAATTCTTCCAGAGCTTATGACTTTTAATGCTAATATAGATCCTGTACCAGGTACTGTTGTAGAACTATATTTTTCATAACCTTTTATTTTAGAGTAACCACCTTCTTTAGTAGCCTCAAAGTTTTGCAAAATAGTAGCCGAACCGACAGCATTAGTACCATGCTGTAGAGGACTTAGGTTGGAGATTAGGCCACCTTTAAACTCAATAGGAAATGTTTGCCACTGTGTAGCCATTAGAAATGTACTCTTGTATCTCGTAAATATTCTGTGCGATTGATATGTAAACTACGTAGTTGTTTAATACCTTGTTCAAACTTTTGTAATGCTAATTGTGCAGATTGATTGTCACCTCTAAACTGGTAAACATAATACATAGCACCGTCAACAATAGTATGCTTGTACTGTTCTGGTAAGCTTGGTACATCTGCTGCGCTCTCTAGTTCAAACCCTAAACGAAAGTATTCATACACTACTTCATACTCTTTATCAGGCGCTGGGTAGAATATTAATTCTCTACTAGGTGTTCTTACAATATGTGTAGGTACACCAAATGCACTTGTTTCAGAGTTATACTCGGAATCAGCGTGTTTGTCAAGCCATTCTTCGTATGTAAGTACTTTTAGTTTAATAGTTTTTATGTTTAAAGCAGAGTTACGCTTGATGCGAAACGTGTTCATGTTGATAGTCTTACTATCGTGAGGCATACTATAGCGGACTTCACCTACCACAAGTACTTCTGTTTCCTCTACATGGTTCCAAGGCCACTCAAACTCTTCTTGGTTTATGTGTCTTATAGATGCATTAATAGAATCTTTAGCAAAACTATAATAACCTGTAGCTGTAGCAAAGTTTGAAGTAGTAAGTTCTACCTCGTTAAGTCTTCGATTAATATCGTTAACTAAGTTTATATAATCATATGGCATTTTTATTTCTCCCTTACACGTAAGAAGATACTACGTTCATATTGCAAACCTGAGCTTGTTGTAATTCTACACACAACCGTGTATCGTGTGTTATTTATACCTAAAGAAAATCTAGCCGTAGATACCTTGCCAGATATTGTACCAGTAACGAACTGCAACCCATTAACAATACCAGCATCGTCTACTAAAGTTGAAACACCTGATGCATCCTTTATAAACCATATAGCACCAGCAACATTATCTTCACCCAAGAAACGAGACCAATCTACACTATAGTCTACAATCTCATCTTTATCTTTATCAGGCCATTTATATGACATATCTTATCCTTATGCTGCGATATATACAGTTTTGTTTTTATCTTGTTTTGTAATATACACGGTAGTACTTCTGTGTTGTCTAATGTGCACCGTGTTACTTCTATCTTGCTCTTCTAAAAAGAAAGTGCGGTTCCTACTATACTGATCTGCATAATCTTGATAAGGGAAAGCTACGGCTACAGGGTCTGATAGATTAGCCGTTAATGAAAGAGCTATTGAGGGTAGTATAGTTGTAGCCTTTGCATCTTCGTCTGTAAACTCAAAGTTATTTAAGGCTAGTGCTACGCCTGTTACAGGTGCACTTGCTTGAGCATCCGTTACTAAAGCTCTTGCAACTATGTCAGCTTGTACATTGCTTGTTCTTATAGAAGCCTTAGCATCTACATCTTCTAAAACAGGAATAGTAAAAGAGCTAGTTACAGAAGGTAATACTATAGAAGCCTGTGCATCTTCGTCTGTAAACTCAAAGTTATTCAGATTTAATAGTACGCCTGTTAGAGTACCCGAAGCCTGAGCATCAAACCCTATTGTACCTGAGCTTACTGCCAATGTTGTTGCAGGGATTAATCTGTTAGCTTTAGCATCTATGTCTGCAAAAGCATTAGCCATTAAGACAGAGGTTACAGGTGAAGGTATTATAGATGCCTGTGCATCTGTGACTATAGAATTAATATTTATAGTAGCAGTACTTTGTGGTATTAGAGTACTAGCCTGTGCATCAAACTCTATATTTACATTTGTACCAGCTAAAACACTTGAAGAGGTGATATTTGCTTTAGCAACTAGTGCTAGGCCTCCTGCCTCTGTTTGAGCAGAGACATTAGGTAAAAAGGCATTAGCAACCGTTGCAGTAGTAACCTGCGATAAAGGGGTTTCTGATAGAGTTACAAAACCTAAC